TGCGCTCATAAGTCTCGACTAGGTGGGCGCATTTTACATACGCGATATTCTATCAAATGATCAACTAGTCCTCACACCTAGTTCATGTCATATGGTAGGATATCGTTAATTCAATCATTCTCCTTCTCTACCATGTCTGCTCAAATTGGAATCGAAGGATCTGTGCTTGCTTCACCAAAGTCTAGTAAAGCGAAGAATCGATTCTGTAACTTAATGTCATGCGATCCCGTATGCGTTATAGAACAGATTAAAGATGGGAGAATGTTCCTCCGAAGTGCTAACAACCGTTACCACTTTTGGGTTGACGTGTCAAGCAGTGTAGATTGGTTTATAGATTAATGCTGATGAGAATCAGTCTCAAGGGTCTGTGGTGGGTTACTGCTACTGATTCTCATTAGAATTGTGCCAGTTCTGGAATCGTCTTATGACAGTTCTGGGATTGGCATTTTGATTTGGATTAAAATCTATTATCACTAAACTCTAAAATGTCAACCGATTATCAGGGTTACAGAACTTAGATTGTCTTAAGGTTTAGGGGGTTGGCAAGACGGTTCAGAGCGGGCATGATGGATGCAAGTTCAACCCACCACACCGAACCCATGTTTCTTTACAACAACGACACCCTATTCTCTGCTGTTATGTGTAACCCCAACGGTAAGGGTTACATTGTCACAGCAACTAACATTACTAAAGGTGAGACAATAGAGGTCTCTAATGTTATCTCTTCAATAGAGGAGGCAACATTCAGAGCAATGAAATTTGCAGGTCACAGTATACATAACCCTACCAATTCTGATGACGTTGAGCAATATCTATCAGAAAGATTAGGGTTCTAATCTTACACTTAGGGGGACTAATCATCCCCTTATGTAACACTATTTCAGAGTGTTACAAGACGGGGGGATCTGCAACGGATGCCCCTGTAGGATTAGATCAGTTCAACCCACCACACCGAACCCATGGCGCACACTGACAGCATCATCGCTACATTCTTCCAAAGCAACATTTTGGATCGGCAGATTGGCATGAGTTGGTACAACAATGCCCACTCAATAAGTGTTAATTTTGCCAATAAGTATGGATTCACTATTGAACAGATAGCGGGAGCGATTGCAGCACTATCACCAAACAATAAGTGGGATCGTAACATCCACGATGCTGAACAATTAGCAAGGGCAATCAGTATCGGATTGGATCCTAACGAGATCCCTGTTTGTACATTTGGAAAGAATAAAGCGAAGGCGATCGAGATTCTCAAGGGAGCGAATTACGAGGAAATAAAGTTAATCTTAAAAGGTCAGAAAGTAACAGCGTTTTTTGAAAACATCGCTTGCAATGGCATCATCGACGCGCCCGTAATCGATGGGCACGCTTACAACATCTACAACGGCACTGTGAGCGGTCTCAAGGAAGTTCCCTCCATGACGCCTAAAGCGTTCGCGAGAATCCAAGACGCCTATCGGGACGCCGCTAGGATCGCCTCTCAGGTAACGGGCGAGACAATCACAGCAACCCAGATTCAGGCGATTACCTGGGTTTCGTACCGTCGCATTAATAAAGGACTGATCTGAACCACTAGCACCGATCGCCCTTAACGCAACCGTTTAAGGGCAGAACGACACAATCAGCGACTGATCAGCATCCCTTATGGGGTGCTTTTTTTATGTCCGTAATTGTTTCAGTTGGTTACAGTATTTCGGGGTGGACAGAAATATTAGTGGCACAATGGCAGTTATAATCAGTTACAAAGCGAAAATGGACAGTTCGTGGATTGGCACAGTCGCTGAGATCCATTGGTATGACTGGGTTCTCAGGGGTGTGGACACATTCGTGAGTGGCACATGCCATTGATCAGCAGTCGTTATGGCAGTCTATGGGTATGATAAGGTATACTTATGTGTGCCCTAGCGCCCCCCCCGTTCAAAAAAGGGTAACTACCCTAACCTACAGAGGTGACAGATCGAGTGAGTGATATCGAGTTCATATAAAAAATTTTTGCCAGAAAAAATTCCTCCAGGGGGTCGCTACATAATATGGGTGTCTGAGCGGTCTCGTCTGAACAACGATTCATTAATAGTTCACACCCATGATATAATAGAGGTAATGGGTTATCTCTAAGATGCGCCGAAGAACTCCTTATTGGAATATGTGGAGGGTTATCCTAACGTATTGGATTGCTCGCCACCCTAAACAATTCTTCATCGTTCTTGGAATTCTCATTGTCGTAATATATAATTCTGTAGCGAATTAGACAATTATGGATAAGATGTATCATATCTACGATATCAAAAGTAAATGTGAATACGCTGTATTAAGCGAGGAGGAATTCCAATTAGTATGGAATAACTTAGATAAGACCCAATATGAGTATGAAGAATTAACGATTGATCACGCAGTGGTTATGGATTCTTCATATTGACATTAGATACATAAACTGTTAGAATTGAACTGAAAAAACTTTTAAGCTATGGCAAAAGGATTCACTGTTAAGGCGGCTGCGCCAACTAAGCCCAAGGAGGATTGGGACTATCAGGCAATCAAAGAGCGTATGCGAGGCAAGAGCATTGTATTCTGCTTGCCTGGTCGCAATTGCTCTTATACATTTTTGAAGAGTTTTGTACAACTTGCATTTGATCTTGTACAAAACGGAATGAGTATCCAAATCTCTCAGGATTATTCTTCTATGGTTAACTTTGCACGTTGCAAAGTACTTGGAGCGAATGTTCTGCGTGGTCCCAAGCAAGTTCCCTGGGACGGTAAATTAGAGTATGACTACCAACTCTGGATTGATAACGATATCGTATTTACATCTGAGAAGTTTTGGCAACTATGTGATCTTGCAGTTCCTGGTCCTGATAAGGATGGGGTTCCTCAAGCAGAGCGTGAGATTGCTGCTGGTTGGTATGCAACTGAAGATGGAATGACTACGAGTGTTGCACATTGGTTAGAAGAAGACGACTTCCGTAAGAACGGTGGTGTTATGAATCATGAGACTGTAGAGTCCATGGCAAAACGCCGTAAGCCCTTTACTGTTGATTACACAGGTTTTGGATGGGTTATGATTCGTAAGGGTGTATTTGAGCGTCTTGAATACCCTTGGTTTGCTCCTAAGATGCAAGTCTTTGAATCTGGTGCAGTACAAGATATGTGTGGAGAAGACGTATCATTCTGTTTAGATGCTAAGGAAGAAGGTGTCGAGACCTGGTGCGATCCACGTATTCGTGTTGGACACGAGAAGATGCGTATTATCTGATGGATACCCTTTATAACATCTGTTATAATGGTGAGGTACTCTTTCAGGGGATCACTCTGGAAGAGTCCACAGAGGTCCTCCAAGACCTCTCTGAACGTTATTATGAAGGAGAATCCATCGATCCTTCATTAATCATATTAGAACCTATTCTTGATTAGTAATGGCACGAATTAAAAAGTCTCATACTGGTTCAAACATGATCCAGGCAAAACCCAAAAAATCTCGGCAGGGTAATGGAGCACACACAAAATACGCCGCAACGTCTCGTAATGCCAAACCTAAGCGTTATCGCGGACAAGGACGTTGATTAAATAGTATACTTAATATTAAGTATTATGTCTGCGTTAATATGCAATCTTCCTTCAGTTGAAGTTTGGGTTCGTAAAGAGTATCTTACTGACCATCAATCTGGGCATGGGGAGTTTGTTAAGGGCGTCTGGGTATCTTGTAAAAGTATACCTGGGCGTGCTTTTTATTTTGAGACGTATTTACCTGAATATGCCGCAATGTACGATAAACTACCTATCAGCGCGTTTCTCTCGGAACCATGTTTACCTGATCCTGACATGGATCTCCCCAATTTACAGTTTTGGAATTGTATGGATTATGGTGTAGTATCTATTTGTAAACAATTTGTCGGATCCATGGACTTTGAACTATATACTAGGGATCATGGTACTCAAAAAGGCACCTATGTTTGCACAATAGATAACTATCATCAAGATCCTGATGTAGTTGACTATGCAACAAGTGAAGATCCTGCCGAACACAAGTCACATAACCTTATTGAATTGAATAATGGTCAGTATGCACTGTATCCAAACAATAGGATGCGGATTTTTGACAATAGTTTGACCCCCGTTACACCACTAACACCTGATTTTAAGGTATCAACGCAATTTTATAGTGTTGAGAATGGTTATGATCGTCTTGGTATGGGCAGAGAAGATGAATATTTTTGGAAAACAGCAAAAGAACACGAAAATCAATCAAAAGAGGAGAACAATGGGTAACTATCACAAAGTTGATAAAGGAGACTTGTTTATTGATGAAGGTATGACCCTCATTACTGAAGTTGATAGTGACAAATACCTCAATATGTCCGAAAAACGTCGCCGTGCCAAGGAAAAAGAGGAAATTTACTCTATTCCAGAAGATCGTTTAGAGTATAATTACGGTGATGGTAGAGTTATTAGAGAAATTGAAGAGTGAAGTGACAAAAAGTGTACTAAATAACTGAAAATACACTTTTTTTAAAAATATCATGCCATTAGAGCGAGTAAGTCGCAAGTTTAAAGACATAAGTCTCACGTTAAAGAGAAATCCTTTGACGAGGGACTTAATTGCTTTGCAAAATGAGTATGCTATATCCCGTGCGGTACAAAATCTTGTACTCACTATACAAGGGGAAAAGTTTTTTGACCCAGATTTTGGGTGTGCTGTAAATAGATTACTATTTGAAAATATTGACTTCTTTACTGCAAGGTCATTAAAGGACGAAATAGAATCTGTTATAAAAAATAATGAGCCTAGGGTTGACTTGACAGAGGTAGTTGTAACTCCAAACTATGACGATGGTCAAATGGATGTTACTATTAAATATCTCATTGTAGGTATTGATGCCACAGCACAGCAGTTACAGTTCGTATTACTACCAACGCGATAATGTCATTAGTCAACGTATCATCTCTAGATTTTGATGAAATCAAAGAGTCAATAAAAAGTTACCTCAGATCTGATGGCACTTTTACTGACTATGACTTTGAGGGTTCTAACTTTAGTGTTCTTTTAGATACTTTAGCATATAATACGTATATTAGCTCATATAATGCTAATATGCTGACTAATGAAGTGTTCCTTGATGGAGCAACTTTAAGAGAAAATGTAGTTTCCATAGCAAGGAACCTTGGTTATATTCCTAGATCGGTCACTTCTGCAAGAGCGGTAATTGGATTTTATCTTGACCTTACTAGCTTTGCAACCAATCCAGTATCAGTGACCCTTAAGAAGGGTATTGTTGCAACTTCTGCTGTAAGTTATAGTGGAAAAAATTATATATTTACAATTCCAGAAGATATTACTGTTCCTGTAAGTTCAAATACTGCGTCATTTGATAATATAACGATCTATGAAGGTGCCTACGTACAAAACACATTTACAGTAGATTCAAGTAATAAGGGTCAAAAATTTATTCTTCAAAATGGAAGAATAGATACTGATCAAATTAGAGTTGAAGTAAGAGAGAGTAGAAATAGTAATGTAAAAAGAATATATAAAAAAGTAAACAATTTAACTACCGTTAAGGATACTGATGATGTATTTTTCATCAATGAGATTGCTGATTCTAGATATGAGTTAATCTTTGGTGATGGTAGTTTTGGTAGTAAACTAAAGAACTCTAATTATATAATAGTCACCTATATTGTGACTAATGGAGAACGTGCTAATGGTATCACTAAGTTCTCGTTTACGGGTAGATTTAGTGATAACAACGGATCACCCATAAAACTGACTTCACCCCTCGTAGAGACGATTGAAGGCACCGCATATGGCGCTCCTATTGAATCAGTGGAGTCGATTAAAAAACTGGCACCAAGAGTATATGCTTCTCAAAATAGAGCAGTTACTGCTAACGACTATGAAGCATTGATTCCTCAAATTTATCCCGAAGCAGAGTCTGTATCAGTATTTGGTGGTGAAGAATTAGACCCACCAAAATATGGAAAGGTATTCATTACTGTAAAACCACAAAATGGTTCGTACTTACCTAATATTCTAAAAGATAATATTAAGACTCTTCTGAGAAGTTATGCAGTAGCAGGAATTGTCCCAGAATTTATTGATCTTAAGTATCTTTATATCGAATATTACAGTAACATTTACTATAATCAAAACCTTGGTGCTGCAGAGGGAACTAAGTCAAATGTATCCAAAAATATTGAAAAATATGCATCTTCTGATGAGTTAAATAGATATGGGTCAAGGTTTAGATATAGTAAGTTTTTAAAACTAATTGACGATACATCCGCAGCAATTACTTCTAATATTACATCTATTGGTATTAGAAGAGACGTAAAAATTACTTTAAATGTATTCAGTGAGAATGAGATCTGCTTTGGAAATCAAATACATATCAAAAACCAAAGTGGATATAACTTTAAAACTAGTGGGGTTCAAATTCAGGGCGTATCTGGAACAATTTATTTTAGTGACGTACCAAACTCTGACGGTTTGACTGGTAACGTATTTGCATTCAAATTAAATGCTTCTTCGCAACCAATTATTGTCAGGCAAAACGTAGGAACCATTGACTATGTAAGGGGCGAAATTAAATTAAACGCCTTGAACTTTATAAACACCTCTAAACTTAAATTTGGGGACAATATCATGGAAGTATCTGTAATTCCAAAGTCAAATGACATCATTGGACTTCAAGATTTATATTTACAACTTGATACAACTACTTCAGATGTTAAAATGATTTCTGACGTTATCTCTTCTGGAGAAGACCTCTCTGGATCACAATACATAGTATCATCTAGCTACTTAAACGGCGCATACGTAAGGTTATAAGGATATGCAAAAAAGAGTTCAAATCAGGAATCTTGTTCAGGATCAAGTTCCAGAGTATGTTAGAGATCAGTATCCAGAATTCGTTGAGTTTTTAGTAGATTACTATAGAACTCTTGAAGATCCTGGTGGACCCCTCGATATTGTTAATAATATTGACACTTATACTGAATTAAATCAGTTAGCGGAACTCACATATAAGACAGATACCACAGCATCTGTCGGTTATTCTACAAATATTGTTAATGTATCCGATACATTTGGATTTCCAAATAGGAATGGTCTCATTAAGATTGATAATGAGTTAATTCACTATAAATCTAAGAATTCTACTAGTTTTATTGGATGTTCTAGAGGATTTTCAGGAATAACCTCTTATTATTCTTCAGAATCTACACCACCAGACTTTGAAACTAGTGTGGTAGGTGTTCATACTAGCGGTACACATGTATTCAATCTCAATTCTCTGTTTTTAGTAGAATTATATAAAAAATATAAAAAACAATATGCTCCTGGATTTGATGACCTTCAATTCTTTGAAGCAATCAATGAAAAAGTTGCTGTTGCAAATTTAAAAGACTTTTATGCTGCAAAAGGTGCAAATTCATCATTTGAAGTTTTATTTAAATTGCTTTATGGTGTTGACGTTGATATTATCAAACCTAGAGACTTCCTAATTCAACCTTCTGACGCTGATTATAGAATCACCAGAGATTTGGTTGTAGAGAGGTTGCTTGGAGATCCAAATGACTTAGTAAATAGAACTCTATATCAAGATCCCACAGATATAATTCAAAAAGCAGCAGGTACAATTACTGATGTTGAAAGGATTTTTAGGGATGGTGAAGAATATTATAGACTAAGTTTGGATTACAATCCAGAACTAGAAACTTTTGTCTTTACAGTACATCCAAAGACACGAGTAACAAACGCAGTATCAGTAGGTCAAACTTATATTGACGTAGACTCGACACTTAGTTTTCAGAATGAAGGAGTTATAACTTTATTTGATAATGATGTTGAATATCAAGTTGAGTATACATCTAAAAGTTCTACGCAATTCTTTGGCGTAGTATCTCCAGTTGAATTAACTTTAAATCAACCTATTACAACATCTGATTATGCATATGCAATTGTTGATGAGGTCGGAAATGAAGTCAGAGTAAAAATTACGGGTGTCCTTGGTAATCTTGAGTATAACCGTGAAGATTCATTTTACTATCAACCAGAGGATCAGATAGAAATTGTATCCTTGGGAACAGATAGTGATGAATATAAAAATAAAAATTGGATTATTAACTCAACTCCCGAATATGAGATTGAAGAATTAACCCAGGTTGCACTGAAGTTAAATGGTGCCGCTCAATATAGAGTTAAGACATTTGATCCACATATATTCACTCTAGGGGATATTGGCACAGTTATTGGTAGCGATAATACAGCATATGATATTTTTGTAATTGCAATCTCTGATCAATATGAGTTTGATATTAATTTAACTACAGTTATTAATACTACTCAAGTAAAATATACAATTAGAAAGGGTATATCCAAAACCAAATCAACTACTAATCCAGAATTGAACATAATGTCTGCTAATGTGCAGAATGTTTATGTTGATAATTTAGATACTTACATTGTAGCATCATCTTTACCAGATTATTACAATACTCCAATCAATGTTGAAGATCTTTCTGTAACTTTTAGTGGTCAGTTTGATGGGGAATCAATTAATATTGGAGCAAATGCATATACGACTGGAGATGCAATATATTATTCATATAATAACAATATTGGTCTTGATATCGTAGAGGGGCAGTATTTTGTATATAAAGAAAACGCTTCTACAATCAAATTAGCAACATCTAGATCAAATATTAGAAGTGGAGTATTTGTTAGAGTTTTTGGGACAGTTACTAACAATAAGTTTGAACTTATAAAATTCCAAGGACAATCACTTCAATCACAAGATATTATTAGGAAGTTTTCCCCACCAAAACCAGCAGATAATTTAGAAGAAGCAATTACTGTTCCAGGCAATATTGGAATGCTTTCCAATGGTGTTGAGATTATAAACTATAAGTCTTCGGACACCCTGTATTATGGACCTATTGAAAGTATTAATGTATCTGCACCAGGAGAAAGTAATTACGATGTTATTAATCCACCAATACTCACAATTAATGATAATACTGGTTTAGGAAATGCAAACTATGGTACACGTGCAGAAGCAGTAGTCAATGTTACAGGATCTTTAAATCGTATTAATATTATTGATAAGGGTTATGACTATGTTGAAAATCCAAAGGTTACCATTTCTGGTGGTAATGGCACTTCTGCAGAAGCAAAGTGCAATCTTTCAAAAGTAGTTCACTCTGTTTCATTTAATGCGGGTAGTTTATACGATGATGTAGATCTTAGTAGTAATTCAATTACCTTTGCAGAAGACCATAGATTCCGTGATCTGGAGAAAGTTGTTTACTCTAGAGAAAATCAAGATAGTATTGGTGGTTTAGTTGATGCCTCAATTTACTACGTTAAAAAAGTTGATGCAACTACAATTAAACTTCATAGCACACTAGATGCAGCTCTTGTAGGTGTGAACACCGTTAGTTTTATATCTTATGGTGATGGTTTACAGCAAATAACATCTTTTGATAAAAAAAATGTTATCAGTTCGATCGAAGTTGTAAATCCAGGAGAAGGATATACAAATAAGACTTTATTCTTCAATTTAGATCATGTAAACAAGTATACCAACTCAATTGAGTATAAAAATCATGGTTATAAGAATAAAGAAACTATTCTTATTGATAGTGACGGAACTTTACCAACGGGAATCAGTTCTACTTCAGAATATTTTGTAAATGTAATTGATAAAGATACCTTTAAAATTGCAGAGTCTAGACCTGTGGGTATTGGCAGCACTTTACCTGCCGATTACAATTATAGTAATAAAAGATTTGTTGAGTTTACTGATGGTGGACAGGGTGTACATAATATTAAGTACAAACCAATTAAAGTCTCTCTTGAAGCGCCTATTGGAATAACAACAACTTCTGGACAAAACTTCTTTGCACAAATTCAACCAGTATTTACTGGTAACATAGTATCAATCTCTATGAAGGAGACTGGTATTGGATATGGTGATCCAAATGTATTAAATTACAACAGACAACCAGAATTCAATTTGTCTAGTGGATCAATGGCTCAATTAAGTGCCATTGTATCTTCTGCTGGAGCAATCATTGGCATTATTGTTAATAATGGTGGAACTGAATATAACTCCCCTCCAGATATCAAAATCCTTGGTGAAGGGTCTGGTGCAATTTTAACACCAATTATTGTTGATGGAAGTATTGCGGAAGTTAAAATTATTGATGGTGGATTTGGATATGTCCAAGTAGATACTACCTTACAAGTAATCCCAACTGGTTCTGGTGCTCAATTTAGAGCAAATATTAAATCCTGGTCAATTAATCTGGTTGAAAGAATTTTACAATCAGAAAAATTAAACCCTGACGACGGCATTATTACTAGTGCTCTTACGTTAGAAAAGGGTCTTCAATATGTTCATGCATATCCTGGTAGAGAGTTTAGGCGTAAAGTTCTTGGAACGTCTATCAATATTGATGGAGATACGATCTATAGGGATGATATTGAGAGTGACACAAACGCTGTGTTGTACCACTCACCAATCATTGGTTGGGCATATGATGGTAATCCCATTTATGGTCCATATGGATATGCAGATAAAGAAGGTGGACAAGTTAAACGTATAGAATCTGGTTATGGTTTAGATTTGGACACAAATAGACCAAATACTGCCCAATTCCCAGCAGGAATTTTCTTAGAAGATTATAACTTTGTTGGAGATGGAGATTTAGACATTCATAATGGAAGATATTGCAAAACTCCAGAATTTCCAGACGGAATTTATGCTTATTTTTCAACTATTAACTCTACTACCGAATCAATTGGACCACTGAATGGATATAAAAAACCAGTATTCCCATATATGGTTGGAAACTCCTTTAAGTCAAAACCAATTCAATATAATTTTGATAGATTATCAAATACACTATTTTTTGATTTAAACCAAAGTGGATGGATTAGATATACTGGACATTTGGGACTTCTTAACAGAAGAACCAAATATACTGGATTCTTACAACCAGATGATTTCTCCCAAGGATTTACTGAAATTGAGGACATTAGTGCTGGTCAAGTAACAGACCTGACAATTGTGTCTCGTGGAGATAATTATGGACTAGCAGACCAAATTTTCTTCGATAACTCAAATACTGGTGGATCTGGAGCATATGCAAGAATCTCTCAATTAGGGGGTAAAGAAGTTGATAATATTCAATATAATGAATTTATATTAGACAATGTTCAGTTCACTCAATTTAAAAGTGATGGTAGATTCGTTGGTTTTGGTAGTACGTCTCATGATTTTAAAGATGGTGATATAATATCAATTCAAAATCTCAATATTTTATCTACTAAATTTGGAAGTAATTATCCAATTGGGGTAACTACAAATACTCTGGTTCTTTCTGGGGATGTTGGCAATGCAGCAGCAACGGGAATTGTTACATACTTTAATGTATCTGGCAACCTAACATTCCCAACACTATCAACAAATGATTTATATTTGATTGACTCAGAATTAGTCAAAATACTGAGTATATCTAGTCTTGACGGAAGAGTAAGAGTTCAAAGAGAAATTAATGGAACTAGTGGTATTCACACCACTGGTTCTGATATTATTGAACAGACTAGAAAATTAACTGTAAATACTGGATTCTCCACATCAACCGACTATAAGTTAGATAGGACATATTATTTTTCTCCAGAAGAGTCTGTTATTATACCCACAGAAAATCTTCTTCTCTACTCTGATCCAACAACTGCTGGTATTGCGACTCAATGGAATTACTATACTGTAGGTGTTGGTACAGGAAGTGTTGTATTCTACGATGTAACTGCTCCAGACGGGTCTACAGAGGCAGCCAAAGTATCTTTAGGTTCTACGACTGGTAATACTGATGGTTTCGGTATTCAGTACGAATCTGTAGGTCTCTCTGCTGATAGTTATATGGTATCAGTATTCTTAAGGGGAAATACTGGTGGCGAAGAAATTTATATTATTCTTGACGATGGATTAACCTTCCATAATCAAAAAGTTACAGTAACTAGAGACTGGAAGAGATACTCTTTTATTGCATCTACCAGTGCTGGTGGGCATAGGGTAAAAATTGGCACTTTGGGAACAGAAAACCTTACATTAAACAGTGCTCCAACAGTATATGTCTGGGGTGCTCAAGTAGAACAAGGTTCCCTTAGAAGCACATATTACAGTACTCAAGGATCTGCAGTCGTAAGAACTGATAACGAATCTGGACTTCTTTATCTTAGTAATCCTGGGGCATCTCAAGAATCTCTTATTACTCCAAGATTAAATACAATTTTTCTTCCAAATCATGGATTTAAAACTAATGATCTTCTCACATATAATGTTGGTGCTGGTGGATCAGCATTTAGTGTAGGAATTGCAGGAACTACCAAGTCTTTAGTGAATGATCAAAAGGTGTATATTGCAGCGTATGATGCCAACTCCATTGGAATTTCTACAGCAAAGGTTGGTATTGGATCCACTGGCGGATTTGTTGGTGTTGGATCTGAAGCATTAGCATTATATACTTTTAGTGATTATGGTGGGGGAGAGATTCATAGTTTTACTACAAATGAAGATCTAACTATTACTGCTGATGTATATAAAAAGTCTGCGACAGTTACAACAAAGATTCCTCATGGTTTGATTGATGGGGATAATACTATTATTAATGTAACTTCTGGTATCCAGACATCAATAAGAATTGCGTATGATGATATCAATCGTCGTATGGTTGTCAACCCAAAAAGTTTTATTGATTCTGATGTTGATATCATAAGAAATAGCATCAATATTACGAATCATGGATTCAAAAACGGTGAGAAAGTTATCTTCAACTCATCATCTCCCCCTCAAGGATTAACCAACTCCTCGATCTATTATGCAATTAAACTTGATGATAATACAATCTGCTTATCAAATTACTATTATGAAGTAATCTCCTCAAATGAAGACGTTGAGATTATCGATCTTGGTACACAGTCTTTTGGTAGTTTGAGTTTAATTAACCCAGAATTAAGTGGAGTTAGGGATTCTACACTTATTTTTGATCTATCGGACCAAACTCTTCTTGCAAATTCATTGCCTGCGTTCACATTTTCATTATTCTCTAATGAAGAATTAACTAATGAGTTTTACTATGGTGAGAAAATAGTTCAGACTTTTGACTTCCTTGGTGGTTCCGCTCCCACAAACGTAAACTCATTTAGTGTAAAAACGTCAGGTATTATTGGACAACCAGGTGGAAAACTAGAGTTAATTATTAGTGATTCTGTTCCTAATAATCTCTTCTATAATTTGATTCCTATTGAATATAATGGAGCATCTGAAGACAAATTGGGACTCATTAGAGATAATTTTAATATTAAAAACTCTAATAAATTATCAATTATTTCTAGTAAGTATAATCTTAATACAAATATCACTGGTATAACATCTAATACCTTTAACTATACTCTCAGAGAAACTCCAGAGAGAACTCTTTATCCAAGTAATGAGGCAGAGTTGTCATATAGTACAACTTCACTAAATGCCATTGGTCCTGTTGATAAAGTAGTATTAGACTCTATTGGACGTGGATATAAAAGTTTACCAAATGTTAGTAAGATTGTTAGTGCTGGTGGAACAGGTGCAATCTTCTTACCTGTTAGTACTACAGCTGGTAAAGTAAACTCTGTTGTTCTGACTGATATTGGATTTGATTATCCACCAGATAAGACATTGCGTCCGATTGCACAGTTCCCATATACTTACAAGATTGAACCGTTATCTAAGTTCAAATCTATTACTATTGGTAATCCAGGTGTCAATTATTTTATACCCCCACAATTAGTTGTTCTTGATGGATTTACTGGAAGAGTCAATAGTGAAGTTTCTCTTACTTATAATATTGGCGATACTGAGGTAAAAATTGTAAGAAATACCACAGGTCTTTATAATGTAACTCCAAGAATTCTTCCAGTTAATAATCCAAATGGAGTTAGAATTCAAGATATTAATTTTGATAGTAGTAGTAAAGTAGTCACAATTGGATTGGCAGTTACATTTTCAAGTGCTGAAACTTATCCTTTCAAAGTTGGGGATAAAGTAATAGTTGAGAATACAAATACTGATACCCTAGTATCCAAACCCGTGGGATACAATTCTGCAGATTATGGATATTCTCTATTTGTTTTAACGGCAGTAGATCCAGACCTAACTGGAGATAATCCAACAATCACATATAGTCTAGCAGATTATCTGAAGCCAGGTCAATCCCCAGGTAACTTTGATAGTTTTGATTCCTTTGGTACTGTAACTCCAGAATCATACTTTCCCCAATTTAGTATTGAATTGGAAAAAGATTCATTTAGAACTGGTGAGGTTATTATTGATGAGAATGATAATGTTGGAGTTGTTCAATCATATGACATTAAAAATGAGTATCTAAGAGTAAGGTCTAAGATACCATTTAGTATTGATGGACTAGTCATTGGTCAATCATCCCAAAACAAAGGTCTTATATCTACGGTTGATGGTATTAGTGCCAAGTATAAAATTGATTCTAATAGTGTTACTAGGAAAGGTTGGTTAAGGGATACTGGTAAACTGAATAGATTCTTCCAGAGAATTCATGATAATGATTATTATCAGTATTTCTCATACTCAGTTAGATCTTCAATCACATTTGATAAGTGGAATCCAATTGTAAGTAATCTTAATCACACCGCAGGATTTAAAAAATTTAGTGAGTTAGTGATTGATTCTTATGATCCAACTATATCAGGTATTCAAACTTCTCAAGATTTAAACACTGTTATTGCAATTTCAGACTTAACAAATATTGTAGATGTCAACACTATTAAAGACTTTGATATTGGACGAGAAAAAAGTATCGATGTTAGTGGAAAATTAGTATCTAATGAGATACTATTCAACTTACCTTTCCTTGCAAAATATCAAGAGTTTATTGGTAATAGAGTTTTGGCAATTGATGACTTTAGTGATCAATTTAATGGTCAACAGAGGGGATTTGAGTTATTTTCCGACAATAATCCTATTTTTGAAATTGAATTTAATGGTAGTGACTCTTCTCTTATTGGTGTTGGAGAAGGAACAATTAATGTTAAAAATCACTACTTTGTAAGTGGGGAACTTATTGAATATATTCCCCCAGGAAATAATAAAGCAAATTCAATTCAAATTCAAGAAACTGACTTTGGTGTTGGAATTGGAACCACAACATTATTACCATCACAATTCTTTGTTATTAAACAAGATAATCAGAAGATCAGGGTTTCCATTTCAGCAACAAATTCACTTCTTTTTAACCCCATTGGTGTTGGTTTAACTGGTGTAGGTATAGGATCTACACACATCTTTAGAGCAATTGAACCTAACAATAGACTCTTAATTACGGTTAATGGAACTATTCAATCCCCAATGGTGGGAACTGCTGTCACTACGGCTTTAAGTGCAGGCGTTGGTATTGGATCAACCACAATCAATGTTGTTGGAGTTACCTCAATCTTTAGTGGAGATCTTCTTAGAGTAAATGATGAGGTAATGCTTGTTGCCGCATCTGATAATATTAGCAATACCTTCACAGTTAGAAGAGCATGGATGGGAACCACTGAGGCATCTCATAGTTCTTCTGATGTTATGACTAGACAGTCGGGTAACTATAGTGTTGTCAGAAATAGTCTTCACTTTATTGAAGGTCCGTGGGGCAATATACCTGTAGGTTTAGGAACAACGGCACAAAATGCTAATGATGTTGATTACGCTGGACTTACTACTAGTTCTCGATTTAGTGGTCGTATCTTCTTAAGATCCGCACTTAGTCAAGCATTCACTACAAGTTTCTTACCTGCATATGATAATAACTTTGTATATGATGATATTTCTAACGAATTCAACGGACTAACCACATCATTTACATTAAAATATAGAGGGAACGATATTGATAATGTTTCTGCAAAGAATACAATCATTCTAATTGATGATATATTCCAAGGTCCTCAAAGACTTGGTAACGTTCTTACTAATATTGTAGGTGATTACAAATTAGAAGCTGGTGGTGGTGCATTAGAACTTGGATTTAATGGTGAAGTTACTGATCTAGAAAATCATAGTGATATTAATGTAAATAATATTCCAAAAGGTGGAGTCATTGTTAGTGTTGCCTCTAATGAGGGATATGGATTCCAACCCCTAATTGGTGCTGGTGCAACTGCTTTAGTATCTTCAACAGGAACAATTGAAAGCATTTCAATTGGTAATTCTGGTGCTGGTTATAGATCTGGTTTACAAACTGTATCTGTAGGTATTCAAACTGCAAGTTTTGGTTCAGCAAATATCACTAATGTTGGTATTGCAACTATTGTTGATGGTCATGTTGTTGGTGTTGCTATTACGAGCACTAAAGTCTTCTATGAACCTAGAGAAATAACTAATATTGGATATAGTTCTGTAACTGGTATAACAACGGTTACAACTTTAACCAAACATCACTTGCAGTTGGGTAATGAAGTCCAAGTTGTAGGTGCAGCATTCACCTGTGATTACTACCCACCAGTGGACGTTACAAACGCCCTGTATGACAATACAACTGGTATTATGACAGTTAGTACTGGAACGTCTACATTTACAGTAAGCGATTTCACTTACGATAATATTACTGGTCTTGCAACAATTACAACATTGGAACCAATGAAGATTGTTCCGATGACTGCTATCGGAAGAAGTTTTAGTCTTGCTGGATTGGGATTATCATGCGTTGGTTATGGTCAAACTTTTGGAGTTTATGATTTTGTATATGATAATACGACTGGATTAGCAACAGTATTTACCACAACAGATCATGGTTTGAGTGCATCTGACGACTTTAAGATGAGAGAACTTATTTTTAGTTGTAATGTTGGGGGAGCAACTGGTTATGGTCAGACATTTACGGTTACCCAGTTCACGTATGACAATGCTACTGGTTTGTCTACAGTTACTACTTCTCAACCCATTACTGGTATTATAGGAATTGGTAGTGATATTAGACTAGACAATCTTCAGTTCTCTTGCCCAGGAGGTTCTGGTGTTACCACTAGCATCTTCCCCGATGGAACTCAAGGATACACATATACGGTTACTAACGTAATAGCATCCGATAAATTTGAATTGAACGTTGGTATATCAACTATTCAACACTCTTATGTTGAGAATGATGCTGGTCAGGTAACCGCTGGACTTACTACAACCAAGTTCCCAGATGGATCTCAAGGATATTTCTTCAACGTCAATAGCGTTGGAACAACAACTTCATTTACGGTAAGTGTTGGTATATCTTCAATCTCCCATGCATATGTGTCTGGTGGTATTGTCCAAACTGGTATTACAACAAATATATTCCCAGGAAATGCTCAAAACTCTCCTACTGGGGACACATTTAGTATTTCTTCTTCACCAAATTGGTACACACTTACATTTGATGCAGGAATTTCTACTATTCCTCATTCTTACGTAAGTGGGGGAACATTAACCTTTGGACATAAACTTAAAATTGGCACTGATACTGCTCTTACTGGACTTGGATTTACTTGTGATCTAGGAGTTGGAATTCATACTTATCCAAGAGTCAGCGATCCAACTTATTGTGGTACACAATTTACCAGAATTAATAGTATTAATGAATTTGAAGTAAATGTTGGTGTAAGTACCGTCCCAACTTTCTACAGTTCTGGCGGTATTGTCGAAGAGGTTATTATAGCACCTAGACAAATTAATAACTCACCAACGGGTCAAGATCCTGCTGCAAATGGAACAACTATTATTAAAATTGTTGATGAATTCTCATTCATCATTGATTCTGGCATATCTCCATATACCCATGCATACAAGAGATGTGGTGAAGTTAGAGTTCCTCTTGATGTTCTAATTGATCCACCATTACCACTTGATAATATTGACCTAATTTATTCACAAGACAATGTGGGATTTGGTACTGGAGCAACTGTTGATCTTGTTCCAAGTTTTGATAGTACAATTCTAAACTTTGAAGTTAATAAGTTTGGATACGGGTATGGTTCTGGCGAGAAATTGACTGTTGCGATTGGAGGAACTGTTGGAGTTCAAACATTTGCTACAAAGACCTCCAATGCTATTCTTCCTGTTGTTGCTGGTGGTGATTATCCACACACATTTGTAAGTGCAGAAGAAGGAAGCGTAAATGTAACTGGTATTGGAACAACTACTCCAACTACGGCAACTTATTCGGGTTCTACTGGAGAACTTGTTCTGACCATTCCAGGTCACTCATACACAACGTCAAACACTGTTGGTATTGGAACAAGTACAATTGCGTTTACTTGTGGCAGTGATGGTAATCAAACTATACTTTATTACCCAAAACCAACAGATCCAATTGCGGGTATTGTAACTGGTATTACAACTACTACAACAAATACAATCACTTTATTTGTTGGTATTAGTACTCTTGTTAAGTATCCAGTTACGGATGCTACTTATGATCCTGCGACAGGTCTTTCAGTTCTCACTATTGGAACTCATAGTTTAACAACTGCAAATAGTATTCGACTTGCCAATGAGTCACTGTTGTTCAAGTGCTCTCTTGATAATTATCGTAGCATTGAAGCATATCCCAGAGCAAATAAGGATACAAACATCTATGGTAAGTCGGTAGGTATTACCTCCTTTACTTCTGACAGTATCACAGTATTTGCTGGTCCATCACCAGCAAGTTTACAATATCAACATACATTTGTTGGTGTTGGTTCATACTCTCAGTTTGAATTAACTGTAGATAGAATATTTGCATCCAAATTCTCTGGATGGAACGTTGGTGAGTTTATCGTTCTTGAC